CCATCTTTGTCTATTTCATATGAGGTGCCTGTACGGTGTGCCTGGTATATTCTTTCTGATCCATTTGTGTCATCATACTCCATAAGGTGGCCACTTTCACTCTCATAAACTGTATTGTATGGATATACCGTGGCGTAGGGTATTTCTGGTTGGTCAAACGTATCGCCATCACTGCCTAATATGGCCGTACCATCGGCTGCCGTTACGGGGTTTACGTCTGCTGTGGCCACCCCTGTAATTCTTGTACTACGTCTAAGTGTTAATGATAGATGAGGGTTGACCTCATTACCGTCCTCTTTGAGATTAACGGCCAAACGATTGATGTCCACTTCGTCTTTGTATTTTGGATAAACCCCATTCGGGTCATAAAAACCTTTTGATGTATTGGCCAACTCACTTGGCCTCCCTGGTAGACTGCCTATCACCAACGGCTCCTGACAGGTAGTACCATCTCTAAAATACCCAAATACCCAACTGCCTTCAACCAGCCGAGATGGGGAAGTTCCTAGGCCAGAGATGCCGGCCGAAGATACGGGTAATATTACAGAGGCCCATGGTAGATCGGCCGTAGGTAACATTGTCTTTGATTGCGTATGAAAGCCGATACAACGTACACGAACACGGCCAAGATACTGAGGGTCTTGTCTGTCCTCTACTACGCCGTTAAACCAGATAAAACCGTTACGGCCTAAAAATTTATTGTCAATCATTTTTTATTTTTACCGATATATGTTTGCTTTTAATTCACTCGCTATACTCTATTTAAGCCTATTTAATATGGCCGTACGCAAATGTCTAATCCACTCTACTCCCTTTGATATATAGGCCATCCCTTGTCCAATATAGAAACAGGCAGTCGCCAGACTGACTTTAGCTTGGTGGCCTTTGTAGAACCTGTAATACTTCTCTCTATGATATATTTCTATCAGTTCATTTGAGAGGTTGCCAATGGTAGTCTTAAATTTGTTTATTACATTTCTCATTTCTTCTTTTTACTTGCCTTTCACTTTCGTTTGTGTTATATTTGTAGTATTATCTCTCATATCTGGTAGGTGGCCTGCTCCTAAGCGCTCGGAAGCGTCGGAAATCTCGGTTATCCTGTAAGTATCTCTGTGTCGGACTTATCCACCTCCTTATTACTTTGATTTACTTCTCTGTTATCGTCTTCGTATATGTTAATAATCTGATTGTTATTTTTATCTTTTAATTTTACTACGGACTTGTCTGTTTCTACTGGTAGAGCAGAGGTAACGGCGTCCTTTACACATCTCATAATCATCTCATGCTTTTGATTTATTTGGTCTACTATGTGTTTAACTTGTAATACTAGGTATCGTCCACTGTAATATGGATTTAATTCTTGTTTTTGATCTGGTGCCACTGGTTTTTGATATGGCAAGGCAAAGCTAATCATGTCACCAGCATGTACTTTGGTGTTACCAGGAACAGTCAGGATTAGATTAAAGTTGGCCATTTGTTCTCTTTGTGATACACTATTTGGTATAAGTTCTCCTTGGTCTTCAAACTCATAATCATTGTGTATCTTACTTGTTTGTGTAGCCGTCATTAACTTGGCGTCTGGATGTTCACTTAAATTCTTACCTGTATTGTCAAAGTTGGCATATGGCTGTAGAAACTTAATGCCTGACTTCTCACCATCACTATGTTCAGTATGAAAAAACTCACCAAATGATCCGTGATAATCAAATGTATGTTCTTTGATGGTCTTGTGGTATATGTCGTGTGTAATTAACTTATTGGCAAATAGGCCATTGTTTAGTTGTTCTAGTATATTTACAGGATCAACAAAACTATAAACTGATATGTTTCTCATATCCTTAACAATATCTTTATCACCACCTATTCTTGTATTGGCAGGTTGTAAATGATATTTTTCTACTACAGGTCTTGCTGTATGACCACCTACTGCCATTAATGATTCTATACTTCTAAAATGAAACCCTTGTATTGTTTCAAAAAATAGGTAGTTTGAGTTCTTATAGTTCTTACTAATTGCTGAGGCAGCCAACATCTTAATAGCGGCAAATGGTTTTACATTTGGTATTACAAACTTTGGATTTGTTTTTGTTTCTTCTACAAAAAATGGTTTTCTACTGTCTAGGTATTCTTTGTCAAGTAATATCTCAGCAACACCATTTTCAACAGGCCCACTAAATGCCTTTGATACTCGTTTTATATTGTTACGGTATGCCTCTCTACTTGTAAAGTGTATTCTATATACTTGTTGACGACCTGTACCACCTGATGGTCTAATACGTTCTATTTTGTAGATGTAAAATGGTTCTGTCTTTTCTTCTAAGGCGTCAATTCTATGTTCTTCAGGAGCACCAGGTGTATATAATTTAAGTTCTAATCTTTCCATGCCTGTAAGTGGTAATAATGTACGGATATCTTGTGCATCAGCAACATTAATCTCACCTGTAATAACTTGTAGTGATATGTCCTCTACAAGTGAAAGTGACATCACTTGTGGTAGTATATTATATCTAATACACTGATCGGCGTTATCTACTGATTTTTTATATGAAACTATTGTGCATACATCTAAATTATAATCACCGGCATATTTTATTATATTTTTGTCGTCATTTACATGTGGCATAGCATTATCTTGTTACCAATCGTTCAAATTCTTCTATGAACAATGGTAGAAATTTAGGGTCAAGTAGTTTAATATTTCTTAACTTGTCTTGTTCTCTTTCTTCAAATTGTCTGTTAGATACCGATTGAGCACCAACGGCGTCACTGTTTACTTCTACCTTGTGGCTATAATCAAATGGTCCATCACCTGTTGTATTACCACTTGATTGTGTAACTTCATAATGATGTATACCATCTGGTTCAGCATACTTATCTTTTACATATGTTTCAAAGTCTGACTCTGACAATGGCCAGCCATAGTATCTGTCTGTGATGTCATTAGAAATCATTATCACCCAAAAATAGTCTGTGCTACCAAAGTGTTTAAATGCCGTTGTTTCAGGTGTTTCACCACTTGGTACATCATATAGAGAGTATAAGGCAGCGTTGTCTTTTAAACTTTCTCTAAGCTTAATTCTTCTAAAAATATCACTAACAAGTTTTAAATTTTTTGAATTGTCTATATCATATAACAGTTTAGGAAATGCTTCAAAATACTTCATCTTAATAACCCTCTGCTATCATTTGTTTAGTCATAATTTCTGTTTCAGTAAATGATAATGTTAATGACACATTTACAGGAGCAGCGCCTTGGTCGTCAAACTGTCTAAATGTACTAAACTGGTCACCACCATAATCTACTGTTACATCTGTCAATACACATCTACTAATTTTGTTTAAGTAATTGTTTATCTGACCTTGGTAGGCATAGTGTATCTCAAACTCACTTGGCACTTTAAAGTATCTACCACCTGATACATCATTTTCTAATTCAGGATGCATATGAAACTTAAATAATTTTATAATCTTGTCTATATCTTCTACTTCGTCTTTGTTTCTTGCCTGTAAATTAAATGTGTAATTAAATTGTCTATGATTTACTTTTTCAAATACAACCTCACTAAAAGGGTTTTCAGCAAAACCACTTATCTTTGTAATGGCACCTGATACGTCACCTAAACCTACGGCCTCAGCGGCACCAACACCTAATTTTTTAGCAGCGTCTAAAGCAAAACCACCAGCACCTGTTAAGAAGGCAGCTATTTGATCTTGTGTACCAGAGGCAGTTGTTGTTTCAGCAAATGTCTTAGCAGCTAAACCACCTAAACCTAATTCTGTTGGCCCATTGACCACACTATAGTTGACCTTGATGGCAGGTGGCATATACAATGCCACGGCACTCGTTACCGTATTGTGAACAGGTTTACGTGAGTTAACACTATTTCTTGTGCCTTTACCTATTTTCATAGTATCACCGTTTCTGCTCGTTCTTAATTTTTGTATATTATAACTTGAGCCACCATAATCATCCGTGTCAACACTTGATACGCCTAGTGTGTTATGAAATTTGTTGTCTGTTATCTCACTATGTTTAGATGATACAACATAAAATATCATGTAATGGCCTTGTTCACTATTACCAAGGTCTCTAGGAAACTGTATGCTAGCAAATCCTAATGGGTTTGCTTTCATGTGTGATGTTGGTTCTTTTGTACTTGGTAGTTCTAGTTTTGATTTCTTTAGTAAATCCTGAGCAGCTGCCTTTGATTGAGCAGATGACTTATTACCACTTAAACCATTGATGAAACTACCACCTACTGCTAATAATTGTCCTAATTTGATTGAAGCCATTTAAGTTACCTATATATTAGTAATATTTATAATGAAAAAGAGAGCAACATACAAAGGTATTTACAGACCTACCAACCCTAAAAAATATGCTGGCGACCCTACTAGAATTGTGTATCGTTCTAATTGGGAGCGTAAGTTTATGGTATATTGTGACAGGACAGAGGATATAACCTATTGGGCCAGTGAAGAATTGGCGATACCATATATCAATCCTATTGATAGAAAGAAACACCGTTACTATCCTGACTTTATCATAAAGACGGCCAAAGGCAAGCGTTATATGATAGAGATAAAACCATCTGCTCAAACTAAAAAACCTAGACCTAAAACAAAGAAGACAAAAGCTTTTATGAGAGAGAGTTTAGAATACATCAAAAATGTGGCTAAATGGCAAGCTGCTGATGTGTATTGTAACGACAATAATATGGAGTTTAAAATCTTCACTGAAAAAGAATTAGGTATTTACTAGGCGCTTAAAGCGTTCCTTAAACCACCATCACTTGTATTTGTATCTTCTAATATAGTTGTGTATGTATTGTTGGCTACGTTAGTATTTGTATTACCTTCTTTATACAATGACATTCTACTATTCACACCAGAGCCACCCATGTTGGCACTCTCTGTGTTTATATCTTTACCCTTAACACCTGCTCTTAAATTTGTATCATCTCTTAACATTTGATCATCTGGACCTACGATCTCTCCACCAAATTCAGGTTTTAATTCGTTCATCTTCTTGTTAAATTCTTTTTGCTTTTCTGCCTCATCCAAGATCATTTGTCTTCGTTCTTGTTCAGCGTCATTTAAATTTTTTAAATATGCTATCTGTTGGTCAACATCTTTGATCTTTTCAAATTCTTTAAATTGATCCTCTGTCATAATACCAAATGCTTGGTCATAGCCACTTGTACCTGCTTTTGATACTTTTGATGTAGTATATCTTTCGCCTTGTACTTCAGCAAGAGCTTCTTCACCAGTTACACCACCACCTGTCATGGCTTGTCTTTTACCTGGATCTATGCCTTCAGTTTTATATTTTTCTAAACCACCTGTTTCTGATACCATAGCACCAGCCTCTTTGTCTGCTTTTGTTTCAAACTTTAACTTATCTTTAATAAATTGTGGTAATGGTAAAGCGTCAATGGCACCATTAATTACTGTTTTAATTTTGTCACCAATATTACTAAAGAAGTTACCAATGCCTTCAATTGTTTCTGTAAATGTTGTTTTAATACTATCAAAAGCGTCTGTAAAGAAAGTCTTAATAGATGTTACAATACTCTTTGCCTTATCAACAACAGCGTCTTTCATATCTGTAAAAAATTGTGGTATTGTTTCTGTAATAAATGTTATAGCTGCCTGAATACCTGCCTCTATTGACTCTGGTAATTTTCTAAATGTTTCTTTGATGTTTGTTACCATCTCTGATTCTAAACCAAAGGCAGCCAAGGCGTTCTCTATCAAACTAAAGAAAGCGTCACCAATATATGAAATTATTTTTATAGGGAAATCAAAAAATATTTTTTTTACGCCACCTATAAACATGCTAGCGTCACCTGTAAATAAACCCTTAAACATATCAGCAAGTCCACCAAATGCCGTTTTTATAATATCAATTGCTCTGTTAAACAAAGGGCCTATGTCATCCATAAAGGCACTAAAGAAAGCCTTAATACCATCCACAATTGGTGTTAATTTTTCAGCAATTTCTTTACCATACTTTTGTAAACCTTTAGCAAGTAATAATAAACCAAATATTAGACCACCTTTGACTAACATACTTCCTAGGCCACCTGCTATCGCCTTTGATTTTTCGGCAGCAGCGTCTGATAAAGCGGCAAATTTAGTTTTAAAACTATCACCTATTTTGGCCAACATACCAGGACCTTCATCTTCTTTGCCTAATTCTGTTTCTTGTGCCTGATCAACTCTAGCGTCCATATCTTCTTCAGCAGCTATCTTCTTATCAAAGGCAAAGTTAGCAGACAATACACTTACCATCTCACTAATCTTTTCCCTAATACTTTCAAATATACCTATAGAAGCAGGTTTCTCTGTTTCTGATACATTATCACCCACATCACCAGAAGCACCAGCAGTTAGTGGTTGACCTGTAGGGCCAATCAACATAGATTTACCTGAGCTCGCTAGTCCCTCAAAAGAGTTAGCGACAGATTTACCTATCTGTAATACTGATTCGTCTTTAAGTGTTAGTTCAGCCATTATTTTTTACTTTTACTTGTGCCTGTGTATAGACCAAACCAGGCAGCGCCAGCACCAACTACGATACTGATTAACCCACTTTGTTCCATTGTTGGAGC